GACCTTGCTGGTGAGTACCTCATCGCTACGGACAACATTGCAGCTGACAACTTGGTTTCTGGTAAAACTGCATCAGGCTCAACATGGACTGTCACCGCTAACGACCCAACCTCACTGATCAGCTCTTTGTATGACGCAGCACGCGAAATCACCGAGGACAGCAACTACTTCCCAACCCACTTGTGCGTGTCACCAGATGTTTGGGAAAAATTGGGCAGCCAACTCGACGGGTCAAAGAGGCCTATCCTTGGTTACACCACCAACGGTGTCATTGGTCAGAACAGCATTGGTCGCGTAGGCGGCCTGCAGTACACAGGCATGGATGTCATGGGCCTTCAACTTGTCGTTGATAACAACTTTGCGGCCTCGACCATGTTGGTGGTTTATGCACCCGGGTATGAAATATATGAAGCTCAGCAAGGCGTTCTCTCAATCGCTAACCCAAGCACATTGAGCCGCACCTTCTCGTACTACGGCTACTTTGCAACTTTCGTTGCTAAGTCAAGTTTCATTCAGTCAATCGCAATCGCGTAAAGCAAAAGGCGGTAAGCCGCCATGGCTACATACACAGTCACTTTCAAGCAACTGCTAGACAACTATGCAGTGCTACAAACACTGACCGATACTGAAATAGAGGTGGGGCAATCCATCACTGTTGCCAGTGTTGGTGCACCCTTTAACGGCACGTTCGTTGTCTATGCCATGCCCAAGTATGAGTACATCGGCATAGACACTGAAGGTGATCTGTTATTTGACGCAAATGTCAGCATTCCTAACCAGGTGCTGTTTGCTTGCACCGGCACAGATGTTGGCCGCATTGCATCGGCTGGCACGATTACCTATACGCAGGATTGCACCTGGATAAGCATTTCTCAGCTAGTCACATATTTGGGTGTAGAAATTTTGAACCCTTCAGATGACTACACGCTTGCTACGCAAGCTCGAAACGCAGCCAACGATTTCTGCTATCGCCGCAGGCAAGAGTCTGGCTATTTTGACAGCCTGACAACTTCCCCTGGGCATGACACAACGCTAGGGACACTGATGTATGCAGCTGCATTGTGGAGGGCTCGAGGAAGCGTTCAAGACACCTTTGCCACCTTTGACGGAATGGGCACTGCGAGCGTCTCTGCGATGACTCCAGTCATTAAGCAGTTACTGGGCATCCATCGCCCACAGGTGGCGTAGTGCCCTACACAGACCTGCTGAACGAAGCCATAGATGATGTGGCAGCCAAGATTGCCACAGTCTCTGGGCTTAGAGTCGTTACAGACCCCACAAAGATTGTGCCTAACTGCGTATTTATTGACGCGCCATCGTTTACTGCCTTTGCAGGCAACGGCAACATTCTCAATGTGACGTTCCCAATTAAGGTGCTCGGATCAGGCCCAGCCAATCTGCCGGTATTACGCCAGCTGTTAGACATCACAGCCAAAGTCATTTCCAGCAAAGTAATTGTTTTAAACGGCCAGCCAACTGCATACCTCATCGGCGGTGCAGAATACCCTTGCTACGATTTAGTAGTATCCGTACAGGCACAAACAGCGTAGGAGTGTTATGGCGTACAAAGTAAACAGCAGTCGAGTAGGAACCATAGGCGAGGAATACATTCCAGCCGAAGGCACAAACGTCCAGGCTCTACTCGATGGCGGCTTCATTGTTGAAATTGCCAAATCCAAACCCTCTAAGCAGGAAACTGCTAGTATCCAAGACAACAAGGAGCAAGAATAATGCCAACAAGCACATACCTTTCAAACCCAGTAGTAACCGTAAACACGGTAGACCTTAGTGATCAATGCACAGCTGCAACCTTTACGCATCGCTTTGATAGTTTGGAAGCCACCTCATTTGGAGACACTGCCCGCAACTTTGTGAAAGGGCTCGGCAACCATGAAATTACCTTGTCGCTTTATATGTCTTACGCTGCCTCAGAAACTTACGCAACATTGTCTGCACTTGTAGGCACAACCACAACAATCACGGTTAAGCCAACTAGCGGCGTAGCCTCCCCCACGGACCCCGGTTTTATTTTACAGGGTGCCTTCTTGGCTGAACTTCCTGTGATTTCAGCGACCATGGGAGAGCTCTCGACTGTGGACGTGACGTTTGTTGGTGGAGACTACTCAGTCTCAACCTCGTAATTCGCTGGCAACCCCAGCCCGACTAAAGGAAACCAATGAAATTAGAATTGCGCGCCGATTTAGGTGAAGGCCCATTCACAGTAACAACCAACCTTTGGGCTGTTACACAATGGGAACGCAAATACAAAACCAAAGCGTCAGAGATGGCTAACGGCATTGGCATTGAGGATTTAGCATTTCTTTGCTGGGCAGCTTGCCAAACTCACGGCATTGTCGTACCGGCATCAATTGATGAGTTTATAAAAAAACTGGTCAGCCTTGACGTAGTTAGCCAGGACACTGACCGCCCTTTCTCCGAGGCACCTACCGACATTCTCTAGCGGGGGTGCTAATTGCTACAGGTTTTTGGCCCAGTGAGATAGAGTTCACAACAGATGACCTCTCGACAGTCATAAAAATGATAAACGAAAGTCGAAAGTAATGGCCAGCAATAGTGTTGAAGTTTTAGGTCTCAAAGAGGCGCTGCGAGAACTAAACACAATTGACAAAAAACTGCGCCGCGAAATCACCCGCGATTTTAAGCAGATTGTCCAGCCAGTAATTACGGACGCAAAAACAATGCTGCCTTCTGGAGCCCCATTATCAGGTATGGCTAGATCGTGGAAAGGCAAGTCGGGCGCTGACATCATGTCGTGGTCTGCTGACAGGGTAAGCAAAAACCTCACAGCTTTTACAAGTGGCAAAAGCGTCAGGGAAGCGCCTGGTGGCAGAATGCAAAACCTTGGCATCTTTGGTGTCCGGTGGAAAAGCCCGCAAGCCACAATTTTTGACATGGGCCGTGAAGGCGTTTTAGGTCAAAACTTGACTGACCGTTTTGGCAATCCTTCCCGCGTTATTTACAGGGCCTACAGAGATGCCAGCGATAACGTGGAGCGCCAAGTCAAAGAGCTGGTCAATAAAGTCATGAAACTAACTAACAATGCAATGAGAGTCCGATGAGCGTAATTCTTAACATCGTCTCGGCCTTTGACGCAAAGGGCATAAAAAACGCCCAGAAAGCTTTTGCGCAACTAGAGACCAATACGCAGAAAGCCACCTATGCCTTAAAGAAGTACGGTGGCCCAGCTGCACTAGCTTCTATTGGCGCTATCACCGCTGGACTTACTAAGGCTGTGCAGGCTGCTGCTGAGGATCAGAAAAGCCAAGAGCAGTTAAAGATTGCTTTAGAAAATACTGTCGGCGCTAACAAGCTGCAGGTGGCATCGGTTGAGGATTCCGTTACGGCACTTATGTATCAAACGGCGACTGCCGATGATGTTTTGAGGCCAGCCCTTGCAAAATTGGTGAGAGCTACTGGCGATGTCACCCAGGCACAAAAACTGCTACAGCTGGGCCTAGATATTTCTGCAGGGTCAGGCCGTGATTTGTCAAGCGTTACAACCGCATTGTCACGTGCGGCAACTGGCAGTTTCACAGCTCTTACGCGACTTGGCATTCCTCTCGATCAGAACGCTGTTAAAGCCAAAGACCTTGACAGCGTTATCGGTGACTTGTCTGCATCGTTCGGAGGCGCTGCCAAAAAGAACGCCCAAACATTTGAGGGCCAAGTCACGACTTTAAAGATTGCTTTTGGAGAACTTGAGGAAACAGTAGGTATGGCAGTCATACCTATTTTGAGTGACTACGCGCAAGTCCTTGTCAATCTAACTACTGACACAGAGGGTGCAGAATCTGCTACTAAGACATGGCTAGGCCGTCTAGGTAGTGGCATTAAAACCCTTGCGCTCAACACGCCAGCCTTAGGCACTTTGCTGCGCACCATTGGTTTTGTCAATAAAGAAGTAACTGACCAGGCTGAGTATTTAAGGCGCTTGAATAGCCCTACTAGCAATGTCACTAAGAACATTAAGAATTTAACTGTTGCCACGGTAGACGAAACAGACAAAACGAATAAAAGCAACGAGGCTAAAGATAAGGCTGCTGCCGCTGCTAAAAAACAAGCTGAGGCGCTTGCCAAAACAAAAGCTGCCGCTGCAGAAGCAGCGCAAGTCATTAAAGACAAACTGAATGCTCAGCTTGACGATGCAACTAGCAAACTCGAAGCAGCACAAAAGTCCTTTGACGATTTCTCTAGAACCGTGGGCTCTGCTGTCACTGAGTCTTTTAACTTTGGCCAGGCACAGGCTGAGGCTGCAGACAATGTCGCTGATCTAAAAGACGCGCTTGATGTCACCGGCAAGCCTTTGACCTTTCTTGACTCGCTTGAGAAACAGGCTGAGAAGGCTAAAAACTTTGGTGTCCTAGTTAATCGACTTATCGCTGGTGGCTTGTCAGAGGCGGCTTTGACGCAGGTGTTGGCTGCAGGTACTAACAGTGGCACTTTAATTGCTGAGGAAATCCTGGGCTCTGCCGATGGCATTTTGCGCACTAACACTTTGACTGAGGCCATGACTGCCCTGTCTGATCAGTTA